TCTCATGCTGGGGCTAAGTGTCACTTAGAGTTATCCCAAATAATTATGAACAAGCATCAACCCATTCTTTAATTTCTTCCCACTTCTGCTCTTCTTCTTCTAAGTTTTGTTTACGAATGATTGTCGCAACTTTAGTAATGGTTGTTACTGGTAGTCCATATTCATTTTTTATATCTTTTTTCAATTCTGCAATAGATTCTCTGATACTATCAGCTTGAATCATTAAATCAACAATACGGTTGATTTCTTTACGAACTTCTTCTTGTAGTGCTTTTTCCATTGTTTAATCCTTTTTTCGTGTGGGTCAAGTATAGGTTCTTCGTTTAAGAATCTTGAATTACTATAGTTTTCATTGATCAGCCTTTACAATTTTAAAGGTTTGTCGGACACGCTCAGGTTTGTGACGAATGAGCTTGCGCTCTTGAAGTTGGGACATAATATCATTGAAGATTTCTAATGAGTGATCAGATGTTGCACTTTCAGAAGAATTAATTAACATTTTTTGATGAAGTAGATTAAGTGCTGTTACAAGATTAGCTGATCCAATAGCACGTGTCCCAGCGAAGTCTCCCTCCGGTCGAGAGTTGACTAGTTCCCATAAAGAATTTTCCCACACTTCATCAGTGTCCTCATCAAACACCTCAACCGGCATACCACCTACAATACGCCAAACTAAATCTATCATCTCTTCATTAGTCATCTAATCCAATCATCCTTCCACGGAGTGTGATAAAACCACGCCAGAGCTGTAGACACACGCTTCGCGTGAAGCTCAACATCTGGGCTCACAGCGTCAACAAACTCACGTTTGAATCTAAGCCATGGGTTGCGTTCCGTTGTGACAGGCTTCATCTCAGCCATATCACGTGCATTCCACCATTCACAGCGTTGTGCATGAGCTGGCTGAGAGTTAAGTGAGCGTGTTGTCTCGTCAAGTTTATCTCCGATAAGTGTGTATAGTTCTTGAAAAGCTTCGCTTTTCTCGCTATCACTCATATCAGCAATGCAGATGCGACGTGCGTTTCTTACTAAATCACGATATGCGTTACGCGATGTCAGCTTAAAAAACATTTTTTACCTCTTATTATTAGCAGTTTAGCCTTCAAATGGCAAGTTAAAATTTTAAAAGTTTATCAATTGATGTGGTAGTGACGGACTCAAATCCTTCATCAAACAGCTTGATTCGCTGTGGAGGATAATATACTGATCCACGCATCCAAAAGGTGCGAGAGTCGTACCAACCATGTCTTTCATAAGAACGCCACAGTGCATTTATATTATTAGCTGCTTTGTCAAACTCGTCATACAGAGGATTTTCAAGAGAGATCATGTCTCTTGCCTCTTCCATCCAGTCAACAGCTGACCATGGAGACCAGCGAGCTGCATTTTCTGCCTCACGAATTGTTCGAAGAGCTCCCCATACAGTATATCCGCCTGGTGAAAAGTGTGATTTTGCTTTAGCCATTGATTGCTTTGTCCTGTAAGTGGTTGAAGTGATCTACAATATCAACAATGAATCGAGCTGCAAAAAACTCGCCATGAGTGTGCTTTAGCTCATAGTATTCTTTCATTGTGTCAGGTGAGTGTTGTGTGAGGACTGCTTTTGCCTCTTGAAGGGTGGGGCGTTTGTGCATTCATTATTCCTTGTTATGGTTTAAAGGTTACAAGCCATAATCTTCTTGACTTGTAAGATAATTATAGCTAAAATGTTCACATGTATGCAACTGAAAAATATGTTCGTATGGAAGTAAAAGAGTTACAAAGTATGATTCGCGAAGCAGCAAATGACCTTGGCGGCGATGTAAACTATTTACACTCTGAAATTGCTGATTTACGGAACGAAGTAAAACAACTAGTAAATGATCTACAAGAACTGAGGGAGTCAATCAATGCCAACTTATAAAGTTGTGTTGTTTTCTGATTCAATACATCAACAATACATGAATGAGCAGCAAAGAGCAATAAATAATGCACTTCCTGAAGTTGCTACAGAGACTGCTAATCATGAAGATTCTCGTTTAGCTCTCTACGCAAAGCATCCCACTCGCATGCCTTGTATCATGATATTTAAAGACGATGCTCGAATGCAAAGTCGTCACGCAAAGCGTAGTCACGATGAGATTGTAGCATGGATTCAATCTATCGTTGGTGCATAATGTATAACTATTTACTAACCCTGTTGTAAATAGATGACACAAGTAATATTACTCTCTGATATTCCAACACACTCTAAAGAAACATACGCAGCTAGGTATGCAGGACCTTATGTGGTTAGATCGCAACTAGAAGCTAGTGGTTATGATGCTATAGTGCTTGACTGGTTTAGATTTTTAAAAAATCCTGATGAGTTTTTTGCATATCTAGAAAATTTTGTTGATAAAGAAACTCTTTGTGTAGGTATAACAACAACTTTTTTGATTCCAGAAATGTCCTCTCAAGCTATTGGTGGTGGCATGGGTCAAGCAGTCATTCAACAAGAAGAGATACCAAACGTAACTGAGGAGACAGTTGCGGCATCTTCACTGTACCTTTGGGAATGGTCTAATAAAGATCTTGAGATATGGTTTAAAAAACTAAGAGAGCTGTTAGATAAATACAATCCAAAAGCTAAAATTGTTTTAGGAGGACACAGAGTTCACAAAATTATTCAGTTTTCTGAACTAGCTCCAGATAATTACTGTATTAAAAAGTATGTAGATTATTTTTTAGCTGGATATGCAGATTTTACTATTGTTACACTAATAGATAAGATAAAAAATAAACAAGAAATTATTCCAAGCACAGTAAAAAATGGGTTGAACATAATTATTCCTTCTAACTTTGGAGAGTGGAAGTCTGCAAAAACGCAAGTGCCAGTAAGTTTATTCTCAAAAAAAGATGCAATCTTACCTAGACATTGGTTACCTCTTGAGGTTAGTAGAGGTTGTGCATTCAATTGTAAGTTTTGTTCATATGAAAAACGAGGCACTTACAAAAAAGATATGTCTAAGTTATATGATGAATTGTGTTATAACTATGATAATTTTGGTACAACAGGTTATAATATTTCAAGTGATTGTTTTAATGATGATCGAAAATTTGTTGGTGACTGGTCAAACATGATTGCTAAACTGCCTTTTAAATTAGAGTGGGTAAGTTTTGCAAGGCTAGACTTGTTTAATAGATATCCAGAAACAATGGATGAAATGCTTGAAAGTGGTTATAGGGCTGGATGGTTTGGGATTGAAACTTTGTGTCACGAAGCAGGGAAAGCTGCTGGTAAAGGATTACATCCTGAAAAAGTAAAAGAACTAATTAAAATATTTAGAGATAAAGGTAAAGATGAATTTTGGTTTACAGCCTATTTTATTATTGGATTGCCTAAAGAAACTCTACAGAGTTTAGATGAAACACTTGATTGGTTGCTTAAACAAAGACTGTTAGATGAAGTTCAAGTTTCCTCTCTTGGAGTTGCATCTTTTATTGAAGAGTTGTCAAGTGTTATAGACTTTTCAGACCACTCAAAGATGCCACAAAAGTTTGGTTTTAATAAACTTACGTTTGATCCAGAATTTTATTGGGAACATGATACAATGAACTATAAGCAGTGTAGAGATATACAATCAAAGTGGCAAGAAGCTTTCTATGATCATCCTTTTACAAGATTTGGAGGTGGCTCACATGGAGAATATCCTAGAATTAGAGATTTAGGACTTAACCATAAGCAAACTGTTACTTATTTAAAAACTAAATTCTTAAGAGGTCAAAATTTGCTTAAAATAGATAAAAACAAGAAAAGACAGTTCAAACAACATGTTATTAAACTGTCAGAAGAAAATGTAAAAGAATATTATGAAAATATGTTAAAAGTAAATGCCAAAAGCAATAGCGTGTATTCCTCATAAAAATCGTATAGAATCACACCGTGTAGACTATCTTCGTGCAATCTCTGAAGCTATGGATTATCCATTTCAATCAGAGGACGGTAGAGATCCTTCTCCAGCACATCAACAATTAAAACAAACTTGTAAAGCCTATACTGGTATCAAGTATTGGCAGTTTACAAATTGTTGTACAGACTCTCTACAAATAGCCTTTTCAATGTTTACAAACACAGGAGATACTGTGATAGTACCAGCCTATGGTTGGAGAGCTGTTACAAACGCTCCTCAGTTTTTAAAGCTTAATGTACAATACTGTGATATAGACCCTGCAACAGGTAATATCGATATCCAACGAATGATTGATTGTATACACAAGTATAAGCCGAAAGCAATACTTGTAGTGCACAATTTTGGCACACTAGTGGACGTTTCACAGCTTACTAATGCGTGTGCAAAATACAATGTAGCTATTATTGAAGATGCAGCTCCCTCTTTTACAATGGGTGAACCATATGGCTATAAGTTAGGATCCTACTCAGATGCTGTATGCTTTTCATTTGACTTTACTAAGTCACCAGGTTGTTTAGGAGCTGGAGGCGCAATCGCTACTAATGACGATCTAGTTTATCGTCGTATAAAATCTATCTGTTCCCATATTACTAATGACTTAGGTGTAGGCACTAAGTCATATCTAGATACTGTAGCAGCAGCTGTGTTAAATAAAGATATTGAATTAATAGAGCAATGTGAGTATAGAAAGAAAAGAGTCGAAGTTGCTACTTACTATTTAAATAAACTTCCGTATAAAACTCTAAGCGGAGAAAATTACATTTATCATAGATTTATTATTTTACCTGAAAAAAATGAAAAACAAGCACTACTTGAGAAACTAAAGTCACAAAAAATACTAGCTAAATCTGTATTTGAACCTAATTCATATAATTGTTACTGGGCAAATGAGTTTTATGAACAAGCAATTGAGTTACCTTGTCATCAGTTTATTGATATTGATGACTTAAATTCAAGGATTGATAATATACTATGAAAATATTAATAACAGGAGGAATAGGTTTTATCGGTTCGCACCTAACATCAGAATTAGGACAAACTCATCACGTAGACATTTTAGATGGGTTTACTAATGACTATGTAAGCTTTAAATACATACATAGAGGCACAAGAGGCTTAGAAGAAACTAATGATATTGAAAAGAAACACAGAACATTAAACTTAAGATATAGACTAGATCTAATAAAAGGAAAATTTAATAAAATATATAATAATCATAGTTTTGATCCCCACATACCTCTAGAAAACTATGATTTAATCATTAACTGTGGGGCTTTAAGCGAAGCAATTCTTTCTAAGTATTTTCCTGAATTTACTCGTGATTCTATAGTTGTTGGTTTGGCAAGACTGAAAAAGTGTTTTCCAAACACACCGTGTTTACACATAAGTAGTAGCATGGTTTATGGCACTTGGGAAGGAGTAATTGACGAGCAGTACTCTTTAGGATCAGAGAACCTTTATGGTGTCAACAAAATAGAGGCAGAAACTCTCTGCGGAGAAAAAGACGTAATTTTGCGACCCATACACGTCTATGGTATAGGTGATGGAAAATATCCAATCTGGATGAATATTGAACGACAGACTGCAATTAATAAACCTGTTTTCGTAGAGGAGGCTGGATGTATTTATATTAACGACTTTGTTCACACAGTAAAAAATATTATAGACAAATGGATTCCAGGAACTTATAATATATCATATACGTTCAGAAGATCAGCTGAAGCACTTAAAACAGTTTATCCTAAACCTATAAAAACACAAATTAAACTTGGTCCAACTGGTAAACCTCGTGGGTTGTTAAATTGTGGTAAACTAATAAAAACATTTGGAGTTGATTTTGAATATCAAACCTATGAGGAAACAGTTAGAGACTACTATAGACAATATGAAAATATATGTTAAAAATAATGATGTAGGCAGAGCCTTGCGTATCATGAAGAAAAAGATGTTAGTTGACGGACTTGGAAAAGAGCTTCGTGATAGACGATTCTTTAGATCAAAAGGCGAGGAACGGCGTTTAGCAGAAAAAGCTGGTCGTAAACGCTGGGAAAAAAAGCAGGTAAAACTTGAACAACAGTTTATACGAGAAGAACGTAATGCAATTCGTAACAACAGAAAGAAAAAAAATGTTCAACGATCTAACAAAAATTCAAATCAATCCAGAAACTCTTCACGTACATCTCGCAATCAAAATAAGCGATAATCATGTGCACAATTTAGTGTTTTCGGTTGAGTCTTTTACTTATATCATGAGTAAAGATAATCAAAAATGGCATGGACTAATTC